CGGTGCAGAACCTGGTATGCTTTTAAATACGGTTACTAAAAAACTGTATGATGGAGCAAATGGGGTATCGGTTATTCCATGTCATTATAAGTTAGAGTACCAAGAATGGGCTGACTTTGGAACAGGTTCTGGTAGACCAGAAAACATTTTTCCAGATGGGTCAGACATTCTAGAATCAACAACTAAAGATGGTGGTGGTAAAGACAGATTAGAAAATGGTAATTACATTTTAACTGTTGGTCAACACTATGTAATGGTTGTTGGAGATGATGGGGGAGCTGAACAAGCTTTAATATCCATGAGTTCATCTCAAGGTAAGATAAGCAGGAAATGGAACTCTATGATGATGTCCATTTCACTTGATGGAAAGAATGGTTCTTATACACCACCATCATTTAGCCACTCTTATAAACTAACAACTGTTTTAAATTCTGGTAAAGGTAATCAATGGTACGGTTACAATGTCGTTAAAGAGGGTCAAGTCAAAGACTCTGCTTTATACGAACGTGCTAAGAAATTTTACACTAGTTTATCCGGTAAATAGTGTGAATAGTAGGCGGCCGAGGGAGACTGAGGCTGCCTACGCTACTGAGTGGAAATGATTGAATTAGATAAATTTATAAATATATTTGAAGGCTTAAACAGTGCTTACGGTCAAACCGTAAAAACAGATCAATTCAGCGAAAAAGGTAAACATAAAACTAAATCATTTACAATATCAAATCCTGTAACTAAAAAATTATGGAGAGAGCACCTAGAAGGTAAAGATCCTGCACTAGGCATTGTACCAATTAACAAAGAAAACAAATGTAAATGGGGATGTATTGATATCGATACCTATCCATTTGATCATAAAAAATTTATATTAAAATTAAAAGAAAAAAGTATACCTATAATTGTCTGTAGATCTAAATCAGGTGGAGCACACGCATTTTTATTTACAAAAGAATTTGTTCCTGCAACAGTAATGAGAGTAAAACTAAAACTTATCGCATCTGCAATGGGATTTGCAGGTGCAGAAATATTTCCCAAACAAGACTATATAAGAGTAGATCGTGGAGACACAGGTAGTTTCTTAAACTTACCTTATCATGCAAATGAAAGAACAGTTAGATATGCATATAATTTAGATGGTAATGTTTTAAAGATAGATGAATTTTTTAAACTACATGAAGAAATAGCTTTAACAGGCGAACAATTAAATAATTTAAAAATAGAAAACAAAAAAGAAGAAACAGATCTTTTCAAAGGAATGCCTCCTTGTTTAATTACATTGTTAAGTGATGGTGTACCAGATGGTCAAAGAAACAACTGTATGTATAATGTTGGAGTTTACTTAAAGAAAAGATATCCAGATAAAGAAGAATGGCAAAGTTATATGTTTACTTACAACAAACAATTTATGACTCCTCCGTTAGATGCAACAGAAATAAATACTTTAATAGGTTCTTTAGATAGTAAAGAGTATAATTATAAATGTAAAGATGAGCCGATACATAGTTTTTGTGATGCTAAAAAGTGTGCACTACAACAATTTGGCGTAGGCGATAATGCTCCTACACCAGAAATTACAGAGATTAGAAAGTATGATTCTGATCCACCAATATACTTTGCATCTATTGATGGTGAAAGTGTTGAAGTAGATGATGCAACACTACACGATCCAGAAAAGTTTTCTTTGGCGTGTATGAATCAAATAGGTAAACCAATGATGCCTGTGCCAAAACATATGTGGCGAAGGCTACTTATAAAATTATTTGCTAATTTAGAAACTATTCCTGCGCCAGCATCATCTAAACTAGATGTGCAGCTAAAAGAAATACTAGCAGACTATATAAATAAAACCCCAGGTAAAGAATTAAAAGATGTTATGAGAGGTATTGCTTTTACAGATACCGATGGTTTTACTTATTTTAAATTTAAAGATTTTTGGAAGTATTTATTAAAAACTAAATCGTGGGCAGAAAGAACTTACCCTAAACAAAAGACAGTAAGACTATTACAATCTTTATTTGAAGCAGAAGAAACATCACCTAAAGTTGGTACAAAAACAATTAGATTATTAAAGATGCCTACCATTAAACTAGAAAGACCAAATCCAAGAACAACTAAAATAGAAAAATCACCATGGCTATAGTAAAAAAAATAATGGGACCACCTGGAACAGGTAAAACATACAGACTAGTAAATCACTATTTAAAAAAAGAATTAAATGATTATAATACTGACCCACAAAAAATAATATATATTACATTCAGTAAGGCTGCAGCAGAAGAAGCAGAAGAAAGAATTTCAGAATTATTTCCTGACAAAAAATTAAAACATATATCTACTATGCATAAAATGGGTAAAGACGAATGCGGTATAGATACAAACATCTACTTACTTAAAAATAAAAAATGGAATAGATTTAAACAAGAGTATCCAGAGTGGGCTAACATATCTTTTGAAACAAAGCCTGATGCAGTAGGTAATCCAATGTATAAAAATAAACATTTAGAAATAATACAATATGCAAGATCTAAATTAATTTCTTTAGAAAGCGCAACGGTTGAATTACAGAAACATCATGATGTAGATGTAGATACTACAATACAATTAGAAACAGATTTAAGATTATACAAAGAAGGATCTAAGATGATTGAATTCTATGATATGATCAACAAGTTTGTCGAGGAAGAAAGATGTCCTCCACTCGATGTCATCTTCCTCGATGAAGCCCAAGACCTTAGTCCACATCAATGGAAATGTTTTGATTATATAAGATCTAACTGCAAGAGAGCTTATATGGCAGGAGATGATGATCAAACTATTTATGGGTTTCAAGGAGCAGATCCTAATTGCTTTATGCTACAAGAAGGAGAAAGAGATGACCAAGAAATATCACGAAGAGTTCCAAGAACTGTGCATAAAGAAGCTGTTAAAATATTAGATAGACTTGGTGTTAGAATAAAGAAAAAATGGATACCAAGAGATGCGGAGGGTATGGTTTATTATAATCAAATACTAGAAGAGATTGATTTTTCTAAAGGTGAATGGATGATATTAGCTAGAACAAATAAATTATTACTAAATATTTCAGAGCATTTTTATTCTTTGGGTATGAGGTTTAGTGGTAAAACAAATAAACATTTACCTAACTCTATATTAGAAGTTTATCGAATCTGGACAAGATTAAATCAAGGAGCATCTGTTTCTGCTGAAGAAGCTGAAAAACTTTACGCGCATCTAGTAGTTAAGAAAGGGCATGTAGCAAGAGGTTACTCTGATGGTAGAACCGTGCAGCGAGAGACGAGTGTAGACTTACAAAAATTAAAAAAAGATCATGGTTTATTAATAGAGGGTGATTGGAAACAATTACATATTCCAGAAGACACAAAAGAATATATGCAAACGTTATTAGAAAGAGGAGATACTTTAATGGATAAATCAAATATACAACTGCTTACTTTACATGGTTCAAAAGGCAAAGAGTGTGAAAACATATGTTTGTTCACAGACTATGGTGTTGAAGGACAAGATGAGTTTATTTATCGAGCAGCATATGATGATCCAGATCCTGAACATAGATTATTTTATGTAGGCACAACAAGAGCAAAAGAAAATTTACACATAATGCAACCATCATCAGATTATCATTACACAATAGGAGAACCAATAGTATGAGCGACATATATAAAAAACAAGTAGGAGGAACTCATTATAGATCCATGGTGATACAGCCATCAGAGTTCATAAACAAAAACAACTTGCCCTTTGCAGAGGGAAACGCTATAAAATATTTGTGTCGTCACAAACAGAAAAATCAGAAAGAAGACTTACTTAAAGCTAAACATTACATTGATATGGCAATCGATAGAGACTATCCAGAAAAACCAAAAGAAGTAAAAAAAGAAAAACCAAACTCATGGGGAATAACTAAATGATGTTTGAGGCTCAAACGGAATGGATAAGTCCAGAATCTTTTCCGGATCTTAAAGAGCACAAATACATAGCAATCGATTTAGAAACAAGAGATCCAGGTCTAAAGTCTAAGGGTTCTGGTGCATTAGTTGGCGAAGGAGAAATTGTAGGAATAGCTGTAGCTGTAGAAGGATGGTCAGGTTATTATTCTTTTGGACATAAAGAAGGAAACTTTTTTGATGAAGCTGTAGTAATGCGATGGATAAAAGAAGTATGTGCATTGCCATGTGTTAAATTATTTCATAACGCAATGTATGATGTGTGCTGGTTAAGAGCATACGGAGTGCAAATAAATGGCCATATTGTTGATACAATGGTCATGGCATCACTTATAGATGAAAATAGATTTTGGTATTCATTAAACAGTTTATCTTTAGATTATCTTAATCAAGTAAAAGATGAAACAGCGCTAAGAGCTGCAGCAGATAAGGCAGGAATAGATGCTAAAGCTGAAATGTGGAAACTACCTGCAATGTATGTAGGGTCTTATGCAGAAAAAGATGCAGAGTTAACTTTAAGTTTGTTTAAAAGATTATCTAAAGAAATTAAAGCACAAGATCTCACAAAAGTATTTGATCTTGAAACACAATTGTTTCCATGTTTAATTGATATGAAGTTTAAAGGAGTGCGCGTAGACGTTGAAGCTGCTCATAAACTAAAGAAGCAATTAGCATCACAAGAAGAAACGTTACTCCTAGAAGTAAAAAAAGAAACAGGAATAGAGCCTCAAATATGGGCAGCAAGAAGCATTGCCAAAGTCTTTGATAAATTAAATTTAGATTATGAAGTAACCGCAAAAACAAAAGCTCCCTCCTTTACTAAAAATTTTTTACAAGAGCATACAAATCCTGTTGTACAGAGAATAGCAAAAGCTAGAGAAATAAACAAGGCTCATACTACATTTATAGACACTATAATTAAGTATCAATATAAAGGTAGAATACATGCGGATATTAACCCTATTCGAGGGGATAGTGGGGGCACGGTAACAGGTAGATTTTCATATTCTAACCCTAATCTTCAGCAAATTCCAGCGAGGAACAAGCAGCTAGGGCCAATGATTAGGTCATTATTTATACCAGAACGCAATCACAAGTGGGGATGCTTTGACTACAGTCAGCAAGAACCGAGATTAGTTGTACATTACGCAGCTACAAAATTTAAAGGTGATGAAGAAGTAGTTGAAATTGTAGAAAGATTTCAAAACAATACAGTAGACTTCCATCAAACTGTTGCAAACATGGCTAACATATCAAGAACACAAGCTAAAACAATTAATCTTGGATTATTTTATGGTATGGGTAAAGCTAAACTACAAGCAGAGCTAGGTCTATCTACTAAAGAAGAAGCAGTAAAATTATTTAATAAATATCACGACAGCGTACCTTTTGTAAAAGACCTTATGGATGCAATATCAAGAGACGGTGCTGCGTTTGGATACATAAAGACATTTGGTGGCAGGAAATGTAGGTTTGACAAATGGGAGATAGCGGAGTGGAACAACGGTAAGTTTGTTGCTCCAATGAGTAAAGCAGATGCGGAGGCAGCATACTTTGAAAAATATCCTAAAGCCACAAAAGCAAACATAAGAAGAGCTATGACTTACAAAGCATTAAATAAATTAATACAAGGCAGTGCGGCTGATATGACAAAACAATCTATGTTAGATTTATATAGAGAAGGTATTGTGCCACACATACAGATACATGATGAATTAGATATTTCTGTTGAATCAGATAATCAAGCTAAAAAAATTATTGAGATTATGGAAAATGCTGTTAAGTTAAAGATCCCCAATAAAGTTGACTATGAGTCAGGTGATAACTGGGGACAAATAAATGGATAACAATTATGGCATATTTAAATGCAAACATACCGTTAATATATGCACAGATAAGGAAGGAGTATTTATATGACCTTAACAAACATCATGGAGAAGTTGAAGACTGTATTGTCTTCGGTATGGCAGCTATTACAGGGAGGGCTATTTTATTTCATGCGATTATGGAGAATGGCGCTGTCTTTTATCGTCTCCCGATATCTGCCTTCATACAGAGAAATTTTAGACCGGAAGATGTTCCTAAACGTAGACTTGATGAACTTCAGCTTTGGAATAGTTTTAGCTATTATCCTGCTGTTACTACTTTTGATATTTTAAGTGGGCAACACGGTAAATACATAGGAAAAGATAAGAAGTGGCATCACGGAAACTATTTATTTACTGTTGACTTTGCACACCCAGAGTCTAATATAGTTGATACTGAACATTCAGAGATACCGCACGAACATAAGTGCGCTCACATACTTGCCTTAGATGACGGCAACTATGCAGCACAACCAAACAATAGAATAATTTGGGATATACCTTCTTTCACAGTGAAAGAAGAGATTCCAGATTGGAAGGTGCAAACTTCAGAGTGGAATGTAGAAGACTCTGGTAAATGGAAAACAGAAGATACTGACAAATTCTTTTATGAGATAGAGGAGAAAAAAAATGATTAGAAGATGGATTAAAAAATGGATCGTAAGACCAATTAGAAGACGTTGGAGGAAATTATTTTCTAATGACGAAGTGTAAAAAATGTCATCACGATTGTCACTGTAATGGGGACTTACACTCAGACGAATATGGATTATGTGCATGCGATAATTGCAATTGCAAAAGGACATATAAAAAAGAAAAAGATCACGGCACAGATATGACATACGAAAATGAGGTTAAATAATAATGGAGACTGCCAAGATGAACTATTATTTTACAGGCATACTAATTGTTTTATTTGTGTTGTTAGCACTTATGAAACCAGCATATCCGGGTTCAACACAGACAAATACATCAGGATCTAACACAGCTATTGAAGGTGGCTATACATCAACTGCTACAACAACATATCAATCTGGTTCTGAATCTACCTCAACAACTAACAACACTACAAATTCAGATATAAAATCAGCACCACCTACGGCTTCAGCTCCATCTGTTAACACGATGACACAAGACGTATGTGCTGTTGGAGTTTCTGCAGGAATTCAAACATTTGGTATTGGACTTTCTGGTGGAAAACATGTGATTGATGAAAATTGTGAAAGATTAAAATTAGCAAGAATACTTAATGACTTTGGTATGAAGGTAGCAGCAGTTGCTATTCTC